GGCAGTGATTTACTAAATATTGAAAATGAAAGCGAAAGAAAAATGACAAAAGCCATCGAGAGTGAACTTCTCGATGGGCTTTTGTCTACAGTCTGAGGAATCCTATATTAGGATTCCTTTTATCATTTTGTTACAGAGTTTTGTTTATTTATTATATTTATTAAACCTTCTTTTTTGTCAGTGTCATTAGTAAAGATATCGGAAACTTTTCTAATAAAATCAGTTTGTGGTTTCGGATGGCGATCTTTACTAATACGATCTTTGATTGTACGTACAGATTCCATTCTTCACCCCCCCTTATTAAAATCATTATAACATTTTTGATTGACTATTGTCATTAGGTATCATCCTCATTCAATACATCCATTATCTCTGCAACCATAGATACATCTGATCTATAGGAATAGATTAATGTCAAATAATTAACTGCAATTTGCATAAACTCAAGTTCTAAATCATTTGGTTCTGACTTATAGTCAATTGTTAGTACCCTACTGTCTCCTATCGGAAAAGCAATTATAGATTGATACGTTTGTTTTGTGGAAAATCTTTCCCAGTCCGGGTCGGTTGTTAAATCTTTTACATCTTGACGTTGTTTAGTTCTGAAAGCTCGGCCTGCAATTGAAGTATTAATATTTAGGTGTATACTTTGATCTTTTGCATAAGGGAAATTGGAACTACGATAGATACTTTTTAGGCAATCTTGCTGTTCACTTTCATCTAATGACCAAAGGCTTACTCTTTTCCTATTGTTAAATCCAACTTCGCTAGCTAATAAATTCACAATTTCATAAATATACTCAGAAGTACTATTTAGAAAGAAATTAATATGTGATTCTCCGTCTTCTTTATTACTACTTCTTAATTCAGAATAAATAGTTCTTATACTTTCGTTAGTTTTATACATGTATGTATTTAAAGATTCTAAAGAAGCTGAAGATAGTTCTAGGTCCTTTTTAATTTTTTCATTTTCTTTAACTAAATTACTATTATCTTTGGATAAGTCGAATACTTTTGATTCTTTGTTTACGGCTGTAGAAAATTTCCATGCTCCAACAACTAAAAAATATATAATTACTAAAGCGCCTAAAGTAACTCCGATCGAAATAATAGTTTTAAAAGGCTCTGTAAGACCTTCAACTAATTTTATGAACCCATCAACCATGAAGTCTCCTCCTATAATGTTGTAATAACATATATTTTACAATTCTTTATATAAAAAAAATAGCCTGATAATCCCATGATTAGTCGAAATCTGGAGGTAAAATAAAAAGTACACCTGTCCGTTGGTTGTTATTGAAAATAAATTAAAGTGAAAAATGCTCCCCCATTAGCTCCCCCAAACCCCCATTAAAAAAACGCTAATTATCGAAAGTGAAATACAAAACAAAAACCCCGCAAACACTTGATATATCAAGGTTACGGGGTTTAAGAATCCGAAGATTTCTATCGTTAAAAAATTAACGAGAGGATTGATCTATATGAAATTAGTTAATGCAGTATCTAAGATTGCTGAATTGCCACTGATTTTAGAGCGATACGGCATATCTACAGAAGATGTACTCAAAGCCGAGTATAGCGCTGGTGCTGCTGATATTGATGTCTCAGTATTACTTTGCTCTATAGAGTCTATAAAAAAGCTAGGTGACTATGAAACCGATAGATTTATAGGCTACAAAGGTGAGCAATGTGTACAGTACAAACTCAACAAATATGGCATATCATTTGCTTGTTGTAAATGCGAGGAAGCGATATGAGGCCATTTACAAGACTTGTATCAAAAAAAATAAACCACTGCGTGAACAGTGGTCTGCAAAAAGATTATTTATATCATTCTACCACAGGAGGGCAAAAGATATGAAGAAAATTGAGTTGGTCGTATTAAAGCTACGTGATTTCAAGGGCATTAAATCGCTAGATATTCAATTAGATGGTGGTAACGCACAGATTTTTGGTGATAACGAGGTAGGAAAGACTACAACATTTGATGCGTTCTTATGGCTATTATTCGATAAGGATAGTAACAACAAGAAGGATTTTGCAATCAAGACTTTAAATGGCGATGGATCCGAGCGACATAACCTGGAGCACACAGTTGAGGGAACGTTCTTAGTGGATGGTGCCACAGTTACATTAAAGAAAATTTATAAAGAGAAGTGGACTAAAAAGCGTGGACAAGCTGTAGCAGAATTTACAGGGCATGATGTAGATCGTTTTGTAGATGATGTCCCAATGTCCAAAAAAGATTATTCAGCCAAGGTCGAAAGTATTGTGGATGAAGAATTATTCAAACTTTTAACATCACCAACTTACTTTAATGAACAACTGAAATGGCAAGAAAAGCGCAAGTTGTTATTAGAAATTTGCGGTGATATTTCAGACAACGATGTAATTTCTTCGAATAAAGAACTCGCAAAACTAAATGACCTTCTTAATGGCAAGTCAATGGAAGATATGAAAACGATCATTACTAGACAAAAGAAAAATATCAATGAAGAACTGGATAAGATCCCAGTACGTATTGATGAAATCAATAAAATGATGCCGGAAACAACGGTAGATGTTGAAACAATGCGACAACAGGTAGCTAAAATTGAGGCAGACATTGAAGAATTGCAGGAGCAAAAGATCCGTGTGAAAAACGGTGCGTCAGTACTTGATAAACAACGCCAACTACAAGAGTTAGAAATGAAGCGAACTGACCTTAAACGATCATTTGAAGCTGATAGCATGCAAGAAGTGTATAAGGCTCAAGCCAAGTTACAAGAAGTTCAAGGGAACACTCAGATTATTAATAGTAAATTACAACAGGCTGATAACAATCGAAAATTTAAAGTAGATGAAGCGAATCGTATACAAAATGACATTTCTCGTATTGAAAAAGAAATGGATGAATTACGCAAAGAATACCGCGTGATTGAGGCAAAAGAATTTGAACATGGGGACGATCATGAATGCCCAGCTTGTAAACAATCATTACCTGCTGAGCAAGTTGAGAATGCTAGAAAAGAAGCACTAGCCCTATTCAATGAAAGCAGAACATATAGATTTGATGAAATAAATCGTGAAGGTAAATCTCATAAAGAGCAAGTTGCAGAATTAAACAATCGCTTAACTGTATTGCGTAATGAGCATGATGCAGCCTTGGCAGAAATGAATAAGTATCAAGACGAATTATTGGTACAAGACAAAGAGTTAAAGAAAGCACAAAAGGCTCTTGAAACAGCTAACTCAGCAGTCAAGGACGTTACAACTACTGACGAATATAAATCTATCAATCTACAAATAGAAACCGTGCAAGGTGAAATTAAGCAGTTAAATGAACATGCTTACGAGGCTGTTGCTGGTATCGATGAAGAAATCAATAAGCTCAATATTGAGCGCAAAGAATGTAATAACGCTATTGCTCAATATGCAAATGTAGAGGCGAATAAAGAGCGAATTATCGAACTGGAAGATCAACAAATAAAACTTGCGCAAGAGTACGAAAAGCTAGAGCAAACAACCTTCTTAATAGAAGAATTTATTCGCACAAAGGTAAACATGCTGACAGATCGCATTAACAGTAAGTTCAAATATGCTCGATTCAAGTTATTCGATACACAAGTAAATGGTGGATTGAATGAAGTATGTGAAACCACTTATAAGGGCGTACCATACGGCGCTGGTCTTAACAATGCAGCGAAAATTAATGTTGGTCTAGATATCATCAATACTCTATCATCTCATTTCGGCATCCAAGCACCTATTTTCGTGGATAATGCCGAGGCTGTAACCAAGTTTATTGATGTAAATACTCAACTTATTAGCTTGGTGGTATCAGAAAAGGACAAGCAGTTACGAGTAGAAGTAGAAGCTCAACAACCAATGCTTAGGGAGGCAATTTAATATGCCAACATACAAAATACAAGAAACCATTACAAGATTAATTGAAGCCACAGTGACTGCTGATGATGCATTTGAGGCACGTAGAAAATTTAAAATAAACGATAGATCTGTTACTGATTTAAAAGTCGATTCCGTAACAGATCAAACAGACATTGATGTTCAAGAAATTGTGGAGGTAATTTAATATGACGAATCCAGTGGTACAACAACAAAACCAAGTAGCTCAAAAGGAAAAACAAAATGACTTTGTAGTGGCAGTAGCAAACAAAGTTCAACAAATGGTTGAAAATAATCAAATTAATATTCCTAACAATTACTCGATTGTAAATGCTGTACAAGCAGCTTACTTCAAATTAACAGAAGTGGATTTCAAAAGTAAAACAGCATTAATAGATAAGGCCACAAAAGAAAGTGTAGCCTTCGCGTTGCAAGACATGGCTATACAGGCCTTATCTGTTGCGAAAAACCAAGGTTATTTCATCGTTTATGGTGACAAAATGCAATTCACACGTTCTTACCATGGCACACAAGCAGTTATAAAACGAATGAACGGTATTAAAGATGTTTGGGCAAATGTTATCTGGAAAGGCGAAGAGTTTGTCGTAGAGTACAACGAAAGAGGTCAACTCTCTTTTAAATCGCATAGTGTCGATTGGAAGGCTGCTACAGGTAAGAAAGAAGATATTGAAGGAGCTTACTGCATTATTGAGCGTGAGGATGGCGTGCAATTCTTAACTGTTATGACGATGGCTGAAATCTTAATTTCTTGGTCTCAATCTAGCAACAAATCAGTACAGGATAAATACCCACAAGAAATGGCAAAGCGTACAGTTATCAATCGTGCTTCTAAAGCATTTATCAATACATCTGACGATAGCGACCTTTTCATTGCCGCAGTTGATCGTACAACAGAAAACGAATTTGAACCTACTGTAAAAGATATGGGCGATATTGAAGAAGTGAAACGAGAAATTGAGCAAAATGCCAATTCAGAAGATATCGATATTCAAGAACAACCTACTACTATTGTCCAAGAGGCTGAATTAGTTGATATGCCACAACAAACGCGAGATCAACAGCAAGCATCATTCGCTGATGGACCTGAATTCTAATGATTGAGATTAAAACTCTAGCAACTGGCAGTAAGGGGAATTGCTATCACATTACAGATGGTAGCACCCCTCTACTCCTAGAGTGTGGTATCAGCTTCAAGGACATTCAGAAAGGCGTCAATTTCGAGACTTCTAGCCTTGGTGGTGTACTTGTTACCCATGAGCACAAAGACCACTGTAAAGGCGTGGAATCGGTTTTAAATCGAGGGCTAGATGTATACATGTCAAAAGGGACTCAAGAAGCGTTATCACTTGATCATCATCGAATTAAGACAGTTAAAAGTAAAGAGCAATTTAAAGTAGGTTCGTGGACCATTTTGCCGTTTGATGTGCAGCATGATGTAAACGAGCCGCTAGGGTTCCTGTTACAAAGTGATAACGGTGGCAAGCTGTTATTTGCTACTGATACCTACTATGTGAAATATCGATTTAAAGGCTTAACACATATCATGATCGAGTGTAACTATGACCAACAAACTTTAGATGAAAACGTTGATAGTGGCCGAGTTCATCCAGCGATGAAAAGGCGTGTTATGAAATCCCACTTCAGCTTAGAAAACCTACTAGAGTTCTTTAAAGCTAACGACTTGAGCAAGGTGGAGGAAATACACTTACTGCACTTGAGTGATGGCAACAGCAACATGGAGCGCATCTTTAAAGCAGTAGCAAGGGCAACAGGCAAGATGATTTTTATACCTTAGGAGGAATGAAGATGAAACTAGATGGAAAATGGATTATTACGTTTGATGAAGAAAAATGGGACGCTAACAATTTTGGTGAGTTTGATTCGAAAGAGGAAGCAGTTGCCTTCATCGGTGAAACTGGGGCAATTCAATTATTAGATATCTGGCTAGATGAAACAGGAGACGAGCCAGATTCTGAACAAACTGGTGTAACTATTTATGTAGGGCAAATACAAGGATTTGTACCGTCAGTAAACGTAGATACGGTGTTAGATGAAATTGCAGAAAATGCTTCATGGGTTGGTGGAGACTATGCCGATGATTATTTACACCATGTTCCCGAAGATGCCCGAGAAGAATTAGAGGAAAAACTCAATTCGGTATTAGGAGAGTGGATAGAAAAGAATCAATATCACCCTACGTTTTATTCAATTGAAAACATTGAGAGTATAGAAAAATCCTTTGAAACAGTTGTTTAAAATTGTGAATAAATCTGTGATTAAAAATTTGAATATTGAAAATATGGAGGGCTGAACGTGAACAAAACTATTAGATTAAAACTTGAACAAATTCGGAAAGAGATCATAAAAGAAATTATCGCTCAAAAAAATAATCAACAATTAGATACAAATACTGCTTTTAAATTTATTCAACAAATCAATAATGCTACTTATAAAGAGCTGCAATATTTAGCGGTAGAGTCCGTAATTCATGATAAAAATGTTAGTTATTTATTTATCGATGGCACACCACTGCCATTTTAGGAGGGGTCAGGGCAAATGGCTAAATTTAGATTAGTACACACATCATTCTGGAACGATCCACGTGTCGTTGAAGAAATGACAGCAGAGGATAAATACTTCTTTCTATATTTGCTAACGAATGAAAGTACAACGCAAATCGGTATCTATCAAATTACCAAAAAACAAATAGCTTTTGATTTAGGTTACTCGCCAGAGAGTGCAAATGCATTGTTACAACGCTTCATAGAGCACCACAAACTGATTAGATACAATCCTGAAACACGTGAAATAGCTATTAAAAACTGGGGCAAATACAACTTAGTTAGAGGCGGTAAACCGATACTTGATTGTGTGAAATCAGAGTTAAAAAATGTGAAAGATGCAACGCTAATCGAATGGGTTGGTGAAAGTGTACCAAATGATTCGATACGTAACGTCTACGAGTCGTACTACGATACGTGTCACGATACGTCAACGATATGTAATAAAAGTGAAGAATCCAGCAATACCAATGGTTCATACGTAACGTCACACGATACGTCAACGATAAGTGGACAAGAAGAACAACAACAACAAGATAAACAACAAGAAAAAGAAGAAGAAAAAGAACAACAACAAGAAGAAAAAGAGGTTGGTCAGTCGGTTAGTAGTTCTTCTGATTTTGCTAGATTAGTTGAATTTACAAATCAAAACATTACTCCAGTTCTTCCGACAATAGCTGAACACCTTGGTTATATCTTAGATGATTTCAAAGATGTGGACCTAATCTTAGCAGCTTTACAAAACGCAGTATTTAACAATGCTCGTAACAAAATTAAATACGCAGAAGGTACATTAATCAACTGGAGAAAAGACATGATCACTACTTATCAGCAATTGCAGTTGAAATCGAAGGAGGTGCAGCAACCTGGAAGCGATCAGCGAAGTATTCCAAAAGATGATGCAAAAAAATCCGCGATTAGAGCAGAGAATGAAAGACGTGCACAACTCGCTGGGCTCTAGAGGTATTGAGTGTAAAACAGTTCCAAGTGATGTATGCCCACAAAAGAAATGTGATGGTAGTGGTTTCCTTTGGTTTATCAACTATTACAAAAAGATGCATCCAGATAAAGTTGCTGAGGATATTCAAAAGCACAGGGGGTTATACGCTGTTGCACATAAAAACAATGACCAAGAGGAAATGAATCGTATTGATACCGTCCTAAAGGACTTAAAAAAGGAAGCCGAGTGGTGGGAACAATGTGATTGCTATGAACAGAAGAAAAATGAGCAAGAGATTGCTAAAAAACTAGATTTGTCAGGTATGCCTGAGAAGTTTAGAAAAGTAAAGGTACTCGGATTCAAAACGGATGTTTATAAGCAAAAAGTATCGAGAACGGACGCTACACTTGCGAAAAGAATAGCTACAAACTTCATTACAAAATATGAAGAAATCGAAAAAGGTAAGGGGCTCTATTTTTACAGCTCGATCAAGGGGGCAGGTAAGACCCGACTGGCTTGTAGTATCGGTAACGCATTAATGAGTATGTATGGCCAAACAGTTGTTTATATGAAAGCTGATGATCTATTTTTACAAATCCGTAAAACGTACAAAGATTCCAATGATGCAACAGAGGATGAGATTTTAAAAATATATCGTGAAGCTGATGTGTTAATCATTGATGACATTGCTGTTGAAAAGCCCTCAGATTTCGCAGGACGAGTTTTGTATAACATTCTGGATGCTCGTATGGAAAACTTTAAAACTACTCTAATAACATCAAATAAGACGATTGAGGACATTGCAGATGTATACAAAGCACGAGATAAACACGGCAACGCTATTCCTAACAGTGACGGAGGGGACCGATTGAAAAGCCGTATCAACAAGATGTGTTACCAGGTCAATATGCCAGAAGAATCGGTAAGGGATATTGAAGCACAACAAGAGAACAACGCTTTCGAACAGATTTTATTCAAATAGATAGAGGGGCAACAGCCCCTTGATGGAGGGTGAAGGGATGATTAACAAAGGCGACAAAGTTGTTATGCACACTTGTATGGAAGCTCAGTTCCACGAAGGTATTGTATGGGATGTATCATACGAAGAATTTACGAGAAAAGGTCACGGACAACATCCGGTTGTATTTTTAGAAGGTTTTAGTGGCTCTTTCTCTACAAGATTTTTACGTAAAGTTGATCCATCAGAAGAGACAGTTGAGTGTATTATGTGTGACACACAGGTGTTAGCAGAATCGAAAGGTTATATTCCTGGCACAAAATCAGGAACTTATTGGTGTAAAGAATGCGCGGCTGATGAAGAAAAGCGACAAAAGGTACTTAAAGAAGTTGAACAAATGAAAATTACTCATACGGTTTTTAAGAATGAGGATTTGAATTCATTGCTTGAGAGAGATGTATTAATAAAATTCCCGTTCGAATATGTACAAGCAGCGTACAACCAACAGCGTAAAAAAGAGGATAAATATATCGTTATCAATACTGATGAAAATCCACAAATGATTGAAGAAATTGTCAAAGTCATGAAGCGATTTGGAAAGTGGGGTTGAAAATTATGACCAATCCTAATCCATTTCAACAAGTCGCTGATTTCGTGGCGAAGATGGGTGAAGCCTACCGTGAGTTTGAACTGAATGAACTCATGACTGAGCTTGAGGACTTCAACAAACGAAATTACAAAAATGCTGCTATCGACATAGCTTTGGCTACTGACGACCGTGAGGCTTTTAACAAATTAGTGGGGAGTGAATGAGGAATGAAACAAGAACAGTTGAATGTCATTAAAGAACGTGTGGAGAATGCAACACCGGGACCGTGGGAAAGCGAAGAAACAGCAGAAGGACATGTCGATATTTTCAATCCCAATGAAGATTACGCCGTTTGCCAAACAGGTAACGAAACTTACGATTGTTTGAATGAAGGTGATACAGAGTTTATTAAACATTCCATTACAGATGTGCCAGTTCTTGTTGCCGAGGTTGAGAGGTTGCAAAAAGCACTAGAAAAAGTCATGGAAGTTGAAGCACCAATCATGGAAGGTTGGGAAACGACTACTTACGAAATTGCTCGTAAGGCTCTAGGTGGTGAAGCTCATGAATGAACAGTTCCTAATCGATCAAATCATTTTGTACCTGGGACAACATCAACGCTTTGGAGGCAAACATAACGAAACAATGGCTTACAAACGCTTGGAGCAATTGAGAGTCACGGTGGGGTTGAAGGATGCTGAAGATGCTACGGATTATCTCATTTCAAAAATGGAAGGGGCTATGGCTGCATGAGTAGAGAGATTAAGTTTCGTGTATGGGATAAAGATTTAAAGAAAATGCATATTTGTGGTGAAAATCAACATGATTCTATTAGTTTTTCATATCCCGAGAATGAAGCGCATTACTACAATCTCCAAAATGGATGTGGTAGTTCGACAGATGGTTCAGGAACATATGAATTAATGCAATACACAGGCTTAAAGGACAAGAACGGTAAGGAGATTTATGAGGGGGATATAATTAACTACTCTTTCACAGATTGCGGAGAGGTAAATACAAGAGTCTTAGAAGTTTATAATGACGGAATTAATTTTAAAACACGGGAGATATACAGAGACTACTGGCTTGAAAAAGTAGGAGGCATTTTATCAATAGTCCATGGGCAATTAAACGCTCATAAAGGTAAAACTCAATATCTCACTGATATTTCTTGTTCTTCAATATATTCTTACGAAGTCATTAGCAACATTTATGAAAATCCTGAATTATTGGAGGAAACAGCATGAACCAGACACAACTAATCGGGCGATTAACAAAGGACCCAGAGCTCAAGTATAGCCCGTCAGGTGTCCCGGTAGTTCGGTTCACATTAGCAGTCAATCGAGAAATGAAAAGGGATGAAGCAGATTTCATTAATTGCATAGCTTTTAATAAAGTTGCTGAAAGTCTAGCAAACTATCAAAAGAAGGGCAGCAGAATTGGAGTTGTTGGACGCATTCAAACAGGTAGTTATGAAAATCAACAAGGGCAAAGAATTTTCACTACCGATGTCATAGCAAATAGTATCGAGTTCTTAGATGCTCGTTCTGACAATACAGGGAGCTCACAGGGCACATCAAACCACGAATCTAGTACAAATACAGGTGGACAGCATCAAGGCAGTTCACAGGGGCAATATGGCGGTAATAACAACCAACCAAGTTATACAAGAGCAGATGAAGATCCGTTTGCTAATAGTAAGGGACCGATTGAAGTTTCAGAAGATGACCTTCCATTCTGACATAAGGGGTGATTACTGATGATAACTAAAAAACCTACAAAGAAAATCATTGGAGCTAAAACAAGAGAAAAGCTTGAAAAGCAAATTAAAGCTGAAAGACAGAACCATTGGTACCCAATCAGTGATATTAAATTCTTTGAATATGAACCAAAGCCATATCAAGTCTTAATGAAATTCGGAAAAGGGGCAGAAAATAATGAACTTAACAAAACTATTTGAAACACAAGCAGCATTGGACGAGCACATCATGCAGGAGCATCCAGAACTAAGAGGGCAGAACAATCTAGACTGGAAGCTACTAGCGCTACAGGTTGAGCTAGGGAAATGTGCTAATGAATGGCGAGGATTTAAGAAGTGGAGTAAGGACCAAGAGCCGAGAACTAAAGTTAAAGTTGAATGTTGGATTTGTAATGGTACTGGCGACGAAAATTACGAATTCGTTCAAGAAGATGCTGAGGGTACTGGCAACCATGAATATATAAAATGTGAAGATTGTGATGGTACAGGTTATAACGGTTACAAGAATCCACTACTTGAAGAATACGTTGACTGCTTGCATTTTGTTTTGAGTATAGGTTTAGAAGCTAAAGTGAATGTGACGTTAGAACTAGACATAATAAAAGAAACTAATATAAAAACTTTAGAATTATTCGGAATTATGTTTGAGGATATTAATAAATTAGGTGAAACAACATGGGTAGATACATGGTCAGAACTATTTGAGACATTCTATCTTCTTGGAAAATCTTTAGGATTCACATGGGAGCAAGTCGAAGAAGCCTACTATGCTAAGAATAAGGTCAATCATGATCGTCAGGAGAGTGGGTATTAATGAACTCGAGATCCCCACTAATATGGTTTGGAGGCAAAGGAAAACAAGCTGATCTGATCATTAGCAAAATGCCAAGTCATAAAGTTTATGTTGAGCCATTCGGTGGGGCAGCGCATGTCATTTCTAGAAAGCCAAGAATCAACCACGAAGTATATAACGATATAGATGGGATTGTAGTGAATTTCATTATGCAGAGTATCGAGAATACCGATCGTTTGATTGAAACATGCCAGCAACTACCTTATAGCAGAGAGTTATATGACAAATGGAGAAAAGAACCACTACCAACGGATCCATTCCAGAAGGCCGTTAGATTCTTTTATCTAAATAGATCAGCAATATCAAAAGGTAATGCAGAAGAAGTGCCCAATACAGGTTGGCGGCATAGCACCAGCTCGAGTCAAAATCCTGCAAAGGGTTATGTAAATGCATGTGAGGCCATTAGAAACTTTGCAAAACGAATGCAGGGCGTAATGATCGAACACAAAGATTATAAAGAAATCATAACTAAATACGATTCAAAAGAGGCCTTATTTTATATCGACCCACCTTACATTGGACGTGAAAAGTTTTATGCTGGTGGATTCTCTTTAGATGATCATTACGAACTTGCAGAATTGCTTAATCAAGTTCAAGGAAAAGTGATGTTGAGTTATTACGATGATCCGGTCCTTCATGAAATTTATAAAGGGTGGCGTGTTGAAAAACATCAAACTTTTAAGCAGGTAGTGGGTGGTCAGAACTTAGGGGCTGATGCAGAAGAATTGCTTTTAATGAACTTTGAAATCAAGCAATTAAGCATTTTTGATTATTAAATACACGCTGCTGGTAGAACGGCATTAGTTTGTTTTATCAGCAGACTTCTAAGAGTGCTAACAGGAGGGCAAACATGAACGTACTCAAAATTGAAATACCAGGAGTCATTCAACCGCAGGAGCGACCTCGCTTTAGTAGACGTGGCAAGAATGTTGTTACACATGATGCGCCAAAGAGCAAGGACTTCAAGGACTTCGTAAAGCTGGTAGCATGGCAAAATAAGCCGTCTGAATTGATTACAGGGCCGATTAAACTACAGGCTGATATTTATCTTATGCCACCGAAAAAATACCATACAGGACCCAAAAGGGCACTAATAGCTAGTGGTGAGTTACGACCTACAACCAAACCTGATGCGGATAACCTGATTAAGGGCATAAAGGATGGGATGAGTAAAATCATCTGGCATGATGACGCACAAATCGTCGAACTAAATGTTCGTAAGTTTTATTCAGAGCAGCCTAGAGCCGAGGTGACGATTGAATGGCACCAAAAGTAGAGAGTAGAAATTGATAAAAGCGTTGCAATAACAACGCTAAGTTCGAGGGATTCTTGACAACTTTACTACATTAAAAACAAAGCCTAGCATTCCGCAGATAAAGAAAATATAGGCTACTAGAATTGACATAGATTCTAAATTGTTTGTAAAGATTCTATATCCTCCTAAAGTAGATAATGCCAAACCAAAAATTGAGTTGAGTAATGTTCTATTCTTTTCTGTCAAAAAAACACCTCCAAATAATTATATTAATATGTTAACACATAAATGTTTATAGGTTAACTAATACTTAGAGGTTTAAAAAGAAAAAAACAAAATAAGGAAAAAACTATAAAAGGGTCACACGACTGGTAGTGACCCTAGATAAATGAGGGAGGCCGTGACGGTCAACCAGCGCCACAGCAAGTGCGTGCGATACACTCAATAATATTTTGTGCAAATTACAGTTCCTTATACATTAAAAAAGCCGCAGCGTTTGCACACGCTACAGCTCGAATTGGTTTATGCCCTTCTAGGCTAGTCAGATAAGTCATTATAACACAACTTAGGAGGGCAAACCTATGTTAAAAGAAAGAACACTAACGATTACACCAGATGCTTTAGATTCAATGATTACAGACTACCACTGGATGGTTAACGCCATCAAAGAAATGCGGTCAGAGATGGTTATAGGGGCAAAAACGGCACAGTATGGGATTGAGGCTACACTACCAACGGCAGCAGGCGGTGTAGGAGATCCAATTATGCAGGAGGCTATTAGACGGTCCAGAAATATTAAACGTGTTGCAGAGTATGAGCAGAAGCTTTTAGAGGTGCAATTGCTTGTTGAACGAGTTACTGGCGATAGGGAAATGCAAGTACTTAACTGGATGTTGGACGGTAAAAGCAAGAACTGGATTTCTAAAAATATGGGAGTAAGCCATACCCATATTAGAAATATCAAAGAAAATATTATTAAACAGATGGTGGGGTGAAAGAAATTGTGGAAGGCGCTAGTCAGAGATATGTACAAGTTCGAGATGAATGGCGCAGCAATAATTAGTACAGGAACATTATTAATCTACGGACTTGTCAGTTTGATTAAAGACATCATCGGAACATAGTTTCAACACTTTCAAAAGTTTCAACACTTTCAACATTAGGTGAAAAGAAAATAGAAGATGTAAACTGGAGGGGAGGTCGGACAGGTAAATGTTTCTTCACTTGGTATTTATAAATACCTAAATATTAGGGAAAGACAGACCGACGACCGACCCGCGCTGAGCAAACTTGTTCGGAGCATGACATACACGGCCGGCCCATATTTTTTAAGAGATTAGGTATCTTAATTAATATAAAAGGTGAAATATTTACAATCATTTCCACGACTTCTTATTTGTTATATGATATTTAAAGAGGAGTGGAATATTATGCTTAACATTTTACAAATTGTTTTTGCTATCATAACTGTCTCTCTTTCAGCTTACCTACTTATAACACTGGATTACGATCTGACTTTTTTAATGGTATTATTCTCAGGTTTATTCATGTTAACAAAAGGAATTGAAGCATTTCAGAGCGAGAGAAAAGTTTATGGTTGGTTATTAATCGGGCTATTTTTATTTGCGGTTTATTTATCAATATATCAATTCACAGCTTTACTCTGACCATTAAGGAGTGGTTTATATGTGAACTTCGTCCACTTTCCATAGAATTCAGTCAAACTTACTACAGGTTCAAAGTGCACGGAAATGCACTATAAATCTAAAACACAATTACGAAATAACGTGGTACGCTCTGCCACGATGTCAAAAGTGAGCTCTCGACATTAGGATTACCACAATATTTAAGCTTTCATCTTCGGATGGAGGCTTTTTATTATGCTTAAAGGAGGAAACAAGTAATGCCATTTGATATTAAAGCTTTAAAAGAAGGAAAGAAATTAGCTCGAAAAGGTTGGAACGGTAAGGAAATGTACATCACACTTATTCCAGCTGGTAACGCCATGTTTCAGGGTTATCCCATACAGGATTGTGTTGGTATGAAAACAGCTAACAACTTAATGCAACCAGGATGGCTACCATCGCAAGTAGACATGTTAGCAGAGGATTGGGAAATCGTTGATTAGGCCTCCTTACGAAGGCTTTTTCTATTGCTTTGAAAACTGCATCAAACAGCCAAAACACTACGAGTTGAGAGGGCAGAGTTTGGTGTGGTTTTGAGAGCAAAAAGTTATTACATATATTTCATCTTCTAGGGTATGATTGGGTGGGAGGTGAGGTAATGATAGATGATACAAAGGTTTCAAAAATTAGAGGAGATTTTGAAACTGCTATGGATAAAGTTATTAGTACTGATTATAAAAGAGATGACTTTGAAAATGATATTAAGTTGTATAGAGACAAGTCGGAACTACATGTATCGTTTGGAGAAAAAGTGGTGGTTATGATTAATCATTGGGAATACGATTCAAAGTCATTAGATATAATTTTTGAAAATGGCCATTGGATTATTGAGCCAAATGAATACTGGAAAGAATATAACGAAGCAATTGAAGTCAACCAACAAATTATAGAAAAAGTATTAAATGATTTTAAAGAAATAGTAGAGGGCCACGTTGAATAAACGCGGCTTTTTTTATTTTGAATGTTGGAGGTGGTGTTTATGAGATATGGCTAATTGGGATGAAATTAAACAAGAGTGGGAAACCACAAAGATTACTTTAGCTAAACTTGCTGAAAAACATGATGTTCCTTTGGGTACTATAAAGAGCCAAAAGAGCCGGGATTCTAAAAACGGCAATCCATGGGTTAGGGATGCAACTGAAAAGGATGCAACCAAAGCTAAGAAGGTTGCAACTATTTCGAGTAAGGATGCAACCGAACCTGATACCAACGAAATCCTACAGGATGAACCACCTAAGAAGGATGGGCGAGTGAAGAAGAGGAGTGGCAATCCTAATCCGCAGAATCAGTTCACCAAACGGAACAGGGCAGCTATGATTCATGGTTTACGAAGTAAGTTCTTATTTGATGAACAAGTTGAAATTATGGAGGCTTTGCAGGACTTCGATGTTGTTGACCAGCTATGGCTACAAATCGAATTAAGCTTCTCTGCTATCATCCGTGCTCAGAAGATTATGTGGGTTGAAGATTCATTCGATCATTTGAAAGAAACAAGTGGTTATTCATCTGGTGAGGGCGGTAGTGGCGAAACATATAAAGTCATCTATGCTCATGAACGCTATGAATCTTACATTAAGGCTCAAACAAGAGCATTCGCTGAACATCGTAACTTGGTCAAACAGTTCATGGACCTTACAACAGAGGACGACGAACGCAGGTTAAAACTTGAGCAGATGCAGTTGAACATTGACAAGACTAAGGCTGAAATCGAAAAACTTGATAATAAAGATGACGGACCTATCGAGATCGTCATTAAACGAAAGGGTGAGGGCTGATGGAAAAAGAAATTAATCCTCGTTTTGACGACTTCCTTTTCGATTGGAGTTGTAAAAATCAACTCCTTGTCGGAGGATACGGATCTTCAAAATCCTATCATGTAGCCTTAAAGATACTTTTAAAATTACTTGAAGAAAAACGTACAGCTCTAGTCGTTCGTGAAGTTTACGATACGCATAGAGACAGTACGTTTTCTTTGTTTACGGAAATTATTGAGGACTTAGGGCTATCTGGAAAAGTGAAGACAAGTTCATCACCTATGACTGTGAAGTTCCTGAATGGTTCTAAGATTATCTTCCGAGGCATGGATAAGCCTGAAAAGCTAAAATCCATCAACAATATTTCTCTCATTTGGTTGGAGGAATGTAGTGAGATTAAGTATGCCGGGTTTAAAGAGTTACTTGGTCGTTTGCGACACCCAACGCTAGACTTGTTCATTATTCTCTCTACTAATCCAGTATCAAGAGGGAACTGGGTGTACAAGCATTTCTTTAAAAACGAACTGGAAGACTATTTTGTCTTAGATGATGAGGAACTATACAAGCTAAGAACCATCAGAGTGAATAACACATATTATCATCACTCAACAGCTGATGATAATTTATTTTTGCCAGCAAGCTATATCGAACAACTTGATGAGATGGAGCTATATGATCCTGATCTTTATAGAATTGCACGTAAAGGACGTTTCGGTGTCAATGGAGTATTAGTGCTTCCACAGTTTGAGACCAAGCCTCATGATGAGGTAATGGCTGAGATAGCCGCGATTAGAAAACCGATTCGAAAGAACGGCATGGACTTTGGTTTTGTCGATTCCTACAATGCTCTTTTACGTATGGTTGTAGATCATGAGAAGAAGTGGTTATACATCTACTGGGAGTATTACAAACGAGGTATGACTGATGATAAAACTGCCGATGAACTTGAGGAAGAAGGGCTTAAGAAATCCATTATTAAAGCTGATAATGCCGAGCCAAAAACAATTGCTTACTACAAGCAGCGAGGCTTTCGTATGTTTGCTTGTAAGAAGCTAACGCGTATTGAGAACACAAAGAAGATGAAACGTTTCAAGCGTATCATTTGTTCAGATGCATGTGTGAATACAATTCGAGAATTGAAGGAGCTAACCTTCAAGAAAGATCCTAAAACAGATGAGATTTATGAAGATGAATTTAATATTGATCCACATACATTTTCAGCAATGTGGTACGGGCTGGATGATTACGATGTTGCGAGCGTGAAAGGTGTTAATTCAAAATAAGGAGGTGGTACAGTGAACGAATACATTGCTTATATAGATGAGAAAGGTGTTACTCCTTTATTACTTGATAAGCTCGTTTCAGGAACTAAAGCTGAACGAAATAAAAGGTTATTAAACTACAACCGTTATAAAGCAGAACTATCAGCAGTACCGATTTTAACACGTAAACCAACCGATTATGCTCAAGGTAATGACAATGTGGTCCGTGTTGACGACAAGGTGAACAATACGCTTAATAATCCTTTAGATGCTGAAATAGTAGATACAAAGGTTGGCTACATGTTCGGTAATCCAATTTCATACGTAGTAGACAAGCAAGCTCAAGGCCATGATAAATTATCCAAGGCGATTGAGCTTTTTAATTTGCGTAATTCTGTTGATGATCTTGATAGTGAGTCAGGCAAGAAAACAGCTATTTGCGGTTATTCAGCACGACTGCTTTACATTGATACTGATGGAAATGAAAGAGCAACAGTGATTGATCCGTGGGAAACTATTATCCTTTCAGAGACAGCTGATGTCAGTGAACCTAAGTATAGCTTAAGATATTACAAAAGCGCTGAACTTAATGCTGAGGGTGAGAAAGTAGAGATTGAACAGCTGGTGTTTTACGATACAACAACTGAAAGACTCTACACTCGTGCTGATGCTGATTCACCTTTTGTTTTGAGAGATGAACGTAAACACTTATTTGACTATTGCCCTTTATTTGGAGTCCCTAATAATGAGGAACTACAGGGTGATGCAGATAAGGTGTATAACCTCATCGATGCTTATGATCGAACTCTTTCTGATGCTTCCAATGAAATTGAACAGTTTAGATTGGCATACCTAGTACTTAAAGGCATGGGAATGGATGACGAGGACGCTAAGAAGGTTGCTCGAACAGGTATTTTTGAGTTAATGGGTGAAGATGATGATATTAAATATCTAACCAAAGATGTTAATGATCAAATGATTGAGAACCACTTGGATCGCTTAGAACAGAACATTATGCGTCTAGCAAAAAGCGTGAACTTTAGCGATGAATCGTTTGCAGGTAACACAAGTGGCGTAGCTATGAAGTATAAGTTAATGGCGCTGGAAAATAAATGCAAAACGATGGAACGAAAGTTCACAACTGCTCTTCGCTACCAATTCAAAGTGCTGTGTAGTGCATGGGCCAAGAAAGGTATTTGTTCAAAGGATGATTACTTGAAAGTTTGGTATGAGTATAAGCGCAACATCCCTATCGACTTGTTATCAGAAGCTCAAGCATCTCAAGCGTTAAAAGGATTAGTATCAGAGCGTACTCGCCTTTCTAAGTTATCGATTGTTGATGATGTGGATTATGAACTTGAAGAGATACAGAAGGATGCTCAATTTTATGGAAATGAGCTTGAACCTTTGAACGAGGCTAACGATAATCCGAAAGAAGTTGATGAAACATGAATCAACAGGAGATCAATCGAATCCTTGACGATTTAGAGACCAAAGTTGAGAGTGATATTGAGGTTGTCTTTGCACGACGTTTAAAGACGATACTCGCTCAAATGCTTGATATGCATAAGAAGTTTGGTAAGAACGGTCAAGCTACTTGGACTGACGTTAATAAATACAATCGTTTTAACCAAGAAATGAAGTTGATTGCTCAACAATTAAATGCTGATTACAAGCAAATAATTAAGCTCATTCAAGCGTCACAGGAGCGTCTTTACATCGAGAGATACTTATTGATGGCTTACCTCTTACAGCAGTCTACTGGCGAGGAAATGGGCTTTAAAATACCATCAGCAGAAATGATACATGCAGCGCTTGCTAATCCAGTTGAGTTTCTGACACTACCTAAGATATTCGAGGCTCACAGAAACGATATTATCAGGCGCTTGAACATTGAGATAGCGCAAAGCTTACAAGCTGGTGAAAGCTACACAGATATGGCGATACGAATTGAACAAGCTATGGGTTGGACAAGAAAGAAGGCTATCCTAGTTGCTCGTACAGAAGGTGGCCGAGTTAGATCACAAGTAGATTTAGCTATTGAAGAGCAGGCAAGTAAAACAGCGAGGCTAACTAAGGTGTGGATGTCATCGCTTGATACCAGGGTTCGTAAGTCGCATAGAAAGCTAGACGGTCAGAAAGCTGATAAAGATGGTTATTACCATTATGGAAAGTGGAAGTCAAAAGCTCCGAGACTATGGGGCATCGCTTCAATGGATATTCAGTGCCGTTGCCATACGATTTTTATGGTGAACGGGAAGTTACCTGAGTATCGTCGAGGCAGAGACTACCTGGACGATACCTACCAAAAGAAGCTGGCTGCTCGTATTGATGCTTATATGTCTGATTTAGGGCTTACTTACAAACAGGCTTTCAAGAAAGCGTACAAACAGGTAAAGCCGCCAAGTGTCGTGGTTCCGTTCGTGAGTTATGAAGAGTGGAAGAAAAAATTCAGTGGAGAGGAGTAATAAGGAATGACTTACTCGATTGTAATAGCAAATGGAGAAGCCGTTAACAAACGTAAAGTGGTAGGAGTCAAAGAAGTAGCAATAATTGAAGGTATTTATAATCTATTTGATTACACAGGTACTATAGTATTTTCTGCACCTGCCGATTCAGTAGTGTATTTGGAACTAGATCAGTCGTAGCAATACGACTTTTTATTTTGTCTTTATTCTCGCAGACGCTATAAAGAACGAGAAAATACACTTTTGAACAGTTTAGGGATTCATAAGAGTAACTAAATTGGGCAAGGAGGAAATTATGAATCAAAATCCATTCAATTTAAAAACTTTAATACCTTTAGATATTCAAATGCTTGCGGGAGATCCAAATCCTAATCCAGAGCCAACGCCTGAACCTGTGCCAGGAGGAGACGGTCAAGGGGCAACATTGACACTTGAATCGGTTCAATCATTTCTAAACGACAATGATGAGGGTAAGAAATGGCTACAGTCATTTTCTGATACTCGAGTAACTGATGCTATTAAAACCTATGAAACTAAAACTCTTCCAAAGAAATTAGAAGATGAGATTTCCAAGCGTTATCCACCTGAATCGGAGGAAGCGAAACAATTACGCGAGTTAAAAGCGCAATTTGAGCAGTCTCAAAAAGAAGCTGCGCGAGAAAAGCTCGTTAATCAAGCGTTGTCTACTGCTACTGAAAAGAGCTTACCCGCAAAATTAGTAGAGTTTTTTGTTGGTGATGATGCAGAAAAGACTACAGTAAACTTAGGCATTCTTGAAGCTGAGTTTAATGCAGCAGTTCAAGCCGAAGTGGACAAACGCTTCAAGGATGGTGGGACATCACCACCACAAAAACCTGGTCAAACCACTACATTGACAAAAGAGGCAGTACTGAAAATGACACCTGATGAAATCAATGCTAACTGGGATGAAATCGTTAAAAACAAATTATTTTAACCGTTTATCGGTAAGGAGGAAATGACAATATGGCAATTACAAACTTTATTCCAACAATCTGGTCAGCTCGACTATTACACAACTTACAAAAATCTTTAGTGTTTGGTCAAACAGGTGTAATCAATCGTGATTATGAAGGTGAAATCAAGGCTTATGGTGACACAGTAAAAATCAACGGTATTGGGGCTGTCACAATTGGTGACTATACGAAAAATTCCAATATGGGTGATCCAGAAGAGTTAACAGATCACACACGTTCACTACAAATTACAGAATCAAAGTTCTTCAATTTCCAAATTGATGATCTTGATAAAATTCAACAAAACCCAAAATTGATGGATGCTGCAATGGCTGAGGCTGCCTATGCTTTATCGAATGTTGCTGATCAATTTATTGCCTCACATTATGTACATGCTACAAACACTATCGGTACAGATGCAGCACCAATTGAAGTGACAAAGGAAAATGCTTACGAGTATTTAGTGGATCTTTCAACAGAACTTGATGAATCGAACGTACCTACACAAGGCCGTTTTGCTGTTCTACCACCTTGGTTTGAAGGGTTATTATTAAAGGATGATCGTTTCGTTGGGTCAGGTTCTTTACCAGCTGATGAGCGTTTATTAAATGGAGTAGTAGGTCGAGCAGCGGGCTTCTTATTAATGAAATCTAACAATGCACCTTCTGTAGCTACAGGTTCAGGCATTGTAGCAAACTCAAAAATTATCGCTGGGCATAATATGGCTTGGACGTATGCTGAACAAGCAGCACAGGTTGAAGGATACCGCCCTGAAAAACGTTTTGCGGATGCAGTAAAAGGTCTGCATCTATACGGTGCCAAAGTGACACGTCCAGAAGCACTAGCAGTGTTATCAGCTAAACGTCCGGAATAAGGAGGAGTAATTCGTGTTAGTTAAAAACTTGAAAACAGACATTACATGGGCGGTCACTGATGAACACGGTGCCCGTCTTTTACGTACAGACGAGTTTGAAGAAGTAGAAGCACCAAAGACAAAACGCAATCCTGCAAAGAAATCTGAATCCGATAATGAAATAGAAAAGTAGGTGGTCTTATGTGGGAACCAACACAAGAAGAAATAGATCAGTTAAAGCAAATGAATAATGTAACAGGAGCTAAGCATGATGGATTTTATCGTGCAATGGCTCCTATTTTATTTGATGTAGCTAAAGACCATTGTAATGGTAAGTGGGAACCGTCAGAAATGCCACAGGGCGTTCGTTTGTTCATTGCTAAAGCCATTCAGTTTAATACACAATCAACAGGTCTAAAAGGGCGTGTAATGGGGACTGTTTCATATTCCTATGATAACGAGTTTCCTAAAGCAATATGGACATATTTACGCCCTTACAAAAAGGTGAAATTCCATGCATTACGATGAATTTCCTCATGAAGTTGAAATAGTCCAGAAGAAGAAGGTATCAGACGGTGCAGGAGGATTTAAAACTGAATGGGCGCTAGTCGATACCTTAGAAACTTTTGTAGATACGCCAACGAGCAAAGAGCAATATTACGCTCAACAACTCGGCAATCCATTGCAACGATACATGTACTATCCCTACAGAACCGACTTAACATCTAGCATGCGTTTACGTTATGAGAATGAAGTTTATGCTTTCGCTGGCCGTCCTGAAGATCAAGGCGGGCAACACGAAATCATGCGGGTCGCGTTAAAGTTGGTGACTGAATAATGGCTAGGATTACATTTAGTGGACGTCGGTTATTAAGGGCAGCACAAAGATTTGAAGAGGGTTTATTAGATAAAGTATCAGACATTGTTTTTGAGACAGCAAGACTAATTCAGACACATGCCATAGCTCTTGCTCCAGTAGATGACAGCGGGCTGAAGGATTCTATAATGATGGAAATGGTAGGGAAGTATAACGCTGTAGTTACTGTAGGGGTTAATTATGCAATTTGGGTTGAATTTGGTACAGGCATATATGCAGAGGGACCAGGGGGCAGTCGAGCAAAGAAAATCCCATGGGTATACTACAGTGAAAAGTTAGGCAGATGGGTAACTAGTAGTGGTATCAAAGCACAACCATTTTGGGGTCCAGCTGTAGACGCAGGAAAGGATTATTTCTTGAGAGAAATGAGGCGATTAGGCTTATGAGTAATCACTATGCCTTGCCCTTCTTCGAATTGCAGAAGGTAATTTATCAAAAGTTAACGACTTGTGAAGCTCTTACATCCATTACACGAAAAGATGAAGATGATCTTGGTGTTTATGATGCAGTTGATGAGAATACACCGTATCCATACGTGACAATCTCAGAGCCTTACACGAGCCCATTTGATACCAAAACCAGTAATATCGAAACCATTACTTTTACGATACACACATGGTGGAAGGATAACGACAACTATAGTGGCAAGCGTAAGACGTATGAGATGTTATCAGCGTGCCAACAGGCTCTAATGTCTCGAAATTACTCCATACCAGGCGCAATAGTGTTAAGTGTCACAAGACGTGAGTCTCGAGTAATAGACGATAATAGCCCTGGTGTAAAGCATGGTATTCTATCAATTCAATATAAAGTACAAAACATCTGACAGTCCTAAATGGGCTGTTTTTATTTTAGGAGGGAAAACACTTATGCAAAACGGTAAAGACACGGTCTTACTCGTACAATTAGCAGACGCAGCACTTGGCTCAGATGGTTTCTTAATCGGAAATCTTACTGAAAATAGTTACTCACTTGAGAGTGAATTAGTAGATGAGCAAACTAAATTTGGACGTATTTTAGCTTATGGGCAATCCAGTGAGTCATTCGAAATCACAGCTTATGGTGATAAAAATGATCCTGGACAAAAAGCAATTCTCGATGCCATTCGAAATGAAAAGCAATTAAAAGTGTGGGAAGTTGATTTAAAAGTAAATGATGATGATACGCATGATGCAAATTTTGCCTACACATTAGTTGAATCGGTGGAGAAGTCATCACCAGGCGACGGTTTCCAAGAGCTTTCTGCAACATTACAAGTCATTGGTGAATCACAACAAGGTAAATTACCTAAACTTCCACAAGAGGTAATTGAATTTGCAACGTATGGCTTCGAAACACCTGGTGAAAAGTCGGGCGAATTTGGTAAGGATCAAACGGAAGGGGTAGTAGTGGATAGCGTATCAGTTACACCACAAACAACATCGGTAGTAGTAGGCAGTACTCGCCAACTTACAGTTACAGTTCTTCCAGTAGAAGCAACAAACAAAAATGTATCATTTGTTTCTAGTGAAGAGGCTGTTGCTACTGTGACATCCGCTGGATTAATCACAGGTGTGGCAGAAGGTTCAGCAACAATAACGATTACAACGGTAAGTGGTGGTAAAACAGCAACTGTCGCTGTAACTGTTACAGCTTCATAATCAAAGCACTCTTTATGGGTGCTTTTTTCTTTTTACTTAAAAACACAACATTAGGAGGGCTATATAACATGGCTACATTAACAATTGCAGGTACACAACAAGAGGCGAAATTTGGTTTTGCATTTAAAAATCTAGCAGATAAAAATTACAACCAAACAGATGAGAGTGGAAATGAAGTTGGTGGCTTTAACGGTATCTATACAGGGCTTCTACAATTTGATTTAGATGCATTAAAAGCGTTTTGGGATTGCGGATTAGCACATTTACAAAAGCGTCCAAGTATCGCAGATATTGAAGCAGCTCTAGAGGATCGTATCAATGAGTATGGAGACACAGATCAATTATTCAAAGAGGCTTTCCAAGAAATCAACGCATCGGGTTTTTTCAAAAAAAGTGTGAAGACGTTTTGGAAGAACTTAGAGCTATTCAAAACAATGGGCAAATCAGACGAGGAGAAAGCCGAGAACGAGAAGGGCATTCAAATGCTAATGGACGCGAAGGCGGAGCTATTGGACGAAACAACCGAGTCGACGGACTAGAATGGCTGGAAGTACTAACGGACGTTGCACAACACATGAAAATTTACGATGTAGATCTCATTATGTCGTGGACGCCTAATGAGTACAAAGCATTTAAAAAAGGTGCTCTCTTACAAGATGTTGACGACTTAGAAAACATGGCTCGTATGGCAGTCTTTCATCGTATCGCTGCTAATAAAAAGAAACTCAACATAGAGAAGGATTTGTTTGACGCCAGAAGTGCTCGCAAGCGAATTATTGATGGTGATAATGCGTGGAAAGAGTCGAAGAAGATTGATACAACTCGACATACCAAAGCACAAGAAGCAATGAAGCGATGGGCTGATAACTTTAATAAGAAAGGGTGAGATAGATGAATGGGAACTTTTCAGCTCGTATTGGTGCACGTATCACAGAGTTTATGGCTCGTATGCGACAAGTTCAGAATACCATACGAACTACTGCAAATGACGTGCGTGTAGACATTGGTGCGGATGTTAGTGAATTTCGCCGCCGTATGGCTGAAATACGTGCTCGTATAGCTACATTAGTGCGAGAGAAAGTCGTCATTAAGATAGAGGCAAGAATACAAGAATTCCAGAACAGTATAAATCGGATAGCGACAAATATTAGGGCATTTGGCGAGCTAATGCAACACACGCTTATGGGTACGTTAATGGCAGTCTTCCCTGCTCTATCTCCATTGATAGCCAATTTAGGGGTAGCAATTGCGAACTTAGGTCCAATGATTGGAACTGTTGCAGGCTCTACTTTTGCTTTAGCAGGAGCATTTGTTAGCGCAGGTGCAGCAGCTGGCGCATTTGCGATTGTAGCAATACCAACCATCAAAAAATTATTTGACGAAAATGCGAAGTTGAACGCTACTCAAAGTAAAGCAAAACAATCCTTTGAGACAATGAAGAAAACATATCAGTCCTTAGTAAAAGAGACTGAAAAACCAGTTCTGCAAGCTTTTACAAGTGCTATGCAGTTCACAAATACATTACTTACTAAACTAAGGCCCTTATTTTTATCTAGTGCTCAAGCAGTTGCAAAATTAATGGATCAGCTTAATCAATCACTAGACTCTCCACCAATTCAAAAGTTTTTGGAATACCTAAATACTTCTGGTGGTCCAATGCTCGAGACTTTTGGACGCGCATTTGGCAACGTGTTTAAAGGTTTGTTATCCATGCTTACAGCGTTTGCTCCATTAAGTGCAAGTACTGCAAAAGGCTTCGAGGATATGACCGCAAGATTCGCTGAATGGGCAAACGGGTTAAGTAGTAGTGCAAAGTTCCAATCATTTATGGATTATGTAAATGAAAATATGCCAAAGATAAGAGCAATCTTCAGAGATGCTACAGCTGGCATAGTTTACTTTTTTAGTGCATTTGCTGGCTCATCATCAGGTATGATGGATGGTCTAGTAGCAATGATGGCCCGATTTAAAGAATGGTCAGCTAGTCTTTCACAAAATCAAGGCTTCCAGACATTCCTATCCTATGTACAGCAAACAGCGCCGAGTGTATTGCAACTAATTGGTAATCTCACTAAGTTTCTTGTGAACTTGGGTATCGGTATGGCTCCTCTTGGTGCAGCTATTATTAACATTGCTAATAAATTTTTAGAGTTCACTAACTCGGCAATGGAAGGTAATCGTGCTATAGGCGTGATTTTAGCTGGATTAATTTCATTAGGTGGTATCTTACTAGCAGTAGTGCCTAATGTTATTGCTTTTAGTAAATTATTTAAAGGATTAGGTCCAACCTTAACGGCCGGTTTAGGAAAGGCTTTAAAAGTAGTGGGAGGTTTATTCACAAATTTTGGTGGTACCATGGCAACTCTAGGTACTAAAGTGATGGCTTTTGCAACAAGGTTTGGAAGTGGTTTAGGTTTAATCACAAATCCAGTTGGCTTAGTTGTCATCGCTATAGTTGCTTTCATCGCAATTTTGGTACGCCTGTATCAAACTAACGATAAATTTAGGTCACAAGTTCAAACTGCTTGGGAAGTAATTAAAACAGGAATTTCCATGGCTGTAACAGCTATTAAAAATTCAGTCATGTCAGTTTGGACACAGATAACGTCATTTTGGAATGAAAACCAAGAAAGCATTAAGGCAACTGCCTCTACAATATGGAAGTTTATTGGTGATGTAGTGACAACAGCCATGACAGTCATTGGAGATATCATGAAGTTTGTGTGGCCTGTTGTCAAAGCTTTAATTGTCTCTACTTGGGACGCAATCATGAATGTCATTAAGGGTGCAATTGATATTATTCTAGGCATTGTAAAGGTGTTCACATCATTGTTCCAAGGAGATTGGAAGGGTGTATGGGATGGTGTTAAGCAGATCTTAGGTGGGGCATTACAAGCTATCTGGGGTGCTGTGAATCTTTACTTTGTAGGTAAATTACTTGGCCCACTAAAAGCTTTTGGCTCAACTGCTAAGACATTCCTACAAGGAATTTGGACAGCTATTAAAGGAATATTCACGAATACTCTTAATACGATTAAAAATACTGTTACGACTATTTTTAGTGGTATTAAATCCACGATTATGTCGATTTGGAACAGTATAAAATCTTTCTTTAATACGATTCTAAACGGTATCAAATCAATTTTCATGAGTATTTGGCGTAGCATCGCTTCATTCCTAGATAATATGTTTACAAGCATCACTGGTCTTGTTCGTTCAGTTTGGAATGGGATTAAAAATTTCATTTCAGCCGTATTGAATGCTATCGCCAATGTTATCAAAAGTATTTGGACAGGCATTAAAAATACAGTCTCTACAATACTGAATGGCATTAAAAATGTCATCGAAACAATATGGAACGGATTTAAAAACACTGTTTCAACAGCGATGGAGAATGTCAAAACGGCTGTTGTTAATGGGTGGAATGCAGCTAAAACATTCTTAGAAAACATTAGTCTAGTGAAGATTGGAGAATACATTGTAGCTGGTTTAGTAACAGGGATTAATAACTGGTTCGGTAAGGTAAAGGCAAAGGTTATGGAGCTTGCTGAGCTATTGCCAGAGTGGTTACGAAATAAACTTGGTATTCACTCGCCATCTCGCGTCATGATTGCTTTAGCTAAATGGATATCCATCGGTGTTGCCAAGGGTATCGAGTCCACTACAAACGTGGTTCAAAAGGCAACGAATATCATGGCTGGTAAGGCTATCCCTGATTTCAGTAAGTCTATTACAACAACAAAATCCGCGATGGATAACATTAATTATATTGTTAAAAATTCAACGTCCAATACAAGTGCGAATGCTCTTGCCATTCAAAAAGATTATGCTAAGAAACGTGCTGATCTTGACCGTAAAACTGAACAACAAATTTCAGTTATCAAAGCATCGGCATCAAAAAAGACGCAAACAAATACGAAAGCTCAACAGCAACGTATCAATAATATATTGGCCGATGCTGCAGCTAGTCGTCAAAAATTAGCCAAACAAGAAGCTGATGCACTGGCAAAAGCAAGAAGTAAGTCGCAAGCTGAAACGTTAGAAGCTTTAGAGCAGTATGTGTCTAACAAAGAATCCCTTGAATTATGGTCTACAGAGCAACAAGCAGGGTACTGGAAGTATGCAACAACCTTGTTTAAGGAAAATACAAAAGAGCGTATTAAAGCGCAAAATAACTACAACAAAGCAATGGCCGAACTTGCCAAAGAGCAGTTTGAAAAAGAAAAAAATTACATTGAACGTAAAAAGAATTTCAATCAGTTGTCACTTACTCAGGAACTAGCAGCTTATGAAAAGTACATGAAGCAATACAAAACTGGTAGTGAGGAACGTATTTACTACGAAGAAAAGGTGGCACAAACAAAGAAAGAAATTCATGAAAAGTTGGTATCTCTCAATGAAGAATACACATCCAAGATTCAAGAAGCTAATCAGAAACTCATCGACGGATCCAAGGCACTTACACAAGAATATGAGGATGCAGTTAATTCTCGGAAACAATCTTTGTATAGCGCTATAGGTATCTTTGATGAAATGGAAGAGAAAGCTGCTGTATCTGGTCAAAAGTTGATTGATAACTTGAGAGGTCAAAACCAGGCATTCCAAGAATGGGCAGCTAATCTACAAGCCTTAGGTGCAAAAGGAATTGACCAAGGGTTACTATCTGAACTACAAGCGTTAGGTCCATCTGCTTCTGCTGAAATTGCAGCTTTAAATACTTTGAGTGCTACTCAACTAGCCGAATATGTAGCATTATGGCAAGAGAAATCTAACCTAGCACGTTCTCAAGCTGAGTTAGAGTTAACGGGAATGAAAGAAGATACGGCCAAAAAGATTGAAGAATTAACAGCCGAAACAGCTACACAGTTAGATACCTATAAAACGGAATGGGCCAACAAAATTAAAGAGGTGCGTACAGGTACTGTCAATCAATTCAATGCGATGGTTGCTACAATGCCTCAAATCGGCCGTAATGTTATTAAAGGTATGCAACAAGGGTTAGCAGAATTAACACCAGACTTACTTGCGCAAGCTCAATCCATTGCAGAAAGTATCAAAGCTACTATTCAAGGAGCGCTAGATATCCATAGTCCGAGTCGTTGGGGTAAAAAGATGATTGGCCATAACTTGGTGAAAGGGATTATTATCGGTCTAGCTGATATGAAATCAGATGCCATTAAAGCTGCTGAAAGAGTAGCAGAATGGATTCAACCGCACGTTGAAGTTAGCGATTTTATTAACGACATCAATGGTGCCATTGATGCCATTCAAACCGAGATTGAACACAAAGTAAAAGTAGATGTTGATGTAAATGGTGAAGGTGGAAAAGGGATGAATGGTGGAGGAGTACATCAAGTGGTGAACTTACATTCACCAACGCCATTAAGCCCATCAGAAAATGCACGACAATTGAAAAAAGTAGCACAACAACTAGCATTCTAAAGGAGGGCGTCTTATGGAGATCATCACATATACCAATCGTTTTGGAGAATCCGTCACATTTGGCGGTCCTCCTTTTTATTTGCAAGAAATTATCGGGCTTGGTGATGTGCCAGCCAATTTACAAATACAACGGGTACCATACGAAGACGGAAGCACCTTAATTGATGTATTGCTAGAGGAACGATCAATTGATATTACATTTCTTATAGTTAATGCAGTAGACGAGGGTGGATATGAAACAGTGTCTAGGCGGAGAACAGAGGTAGCACGTATCGTCAATCCTAAGCTTGGTCCTGGTACTCTACGTTATGAAAATGAATACTTAGTACGCGAAATTTTAGTAGTGGCATCTAGTGTACCGATTTTCCCAGATGGTGAAGGCAGGGCTAAAACATTACAAAAAGGCATGATCAATTTCGTGGCACCAGATCCGTATTGGCGTAGTTTGAAAATCGATGAAGAACCAGCATTTAAACCGTTATTTCAGTTCCCATTTAGTGGTCCTTTTCAGATGGGGATGCAAAGGGATAGACGAATCATTAACAATGACGGAGATGTAGCAGCGCCACTCTATATCGAGTTTTATGGCCCTGCGACGAATCCAAAAATTGAAAATATAACAACTGGCGAGTTTATCAAAGTTAATCAAACACTCACTGAAGGTGAAAAGATGGTAATCGATACAACACCAGGAACAAAATCGGTTGAATTTGTTGATGAAGATGGATCTCGAAGAAATGTTATAAACTGGCTCCATTTAGACAGTGTATTTTTTAAACTTCAACTAGGAGAAAACGACATCAATTACACAGCAGATAATGACGTACAAGGGGCTGTCGTAAACATCAGCTATCATAAACGCTACAACGCCGTATAGGAGGGATAAACATGGAAATATTTAAGTTTTTTAATAGTGCACCAGGGGATGAACGCTGGCATTACGCAAGTGATTTTGCGGATTACTTTGGTAACGTATTATCAAGTGGGCTGTTACATAAAGACGGCACACCTAATCTACAAGTAAAAGTAAATGCCGGTACCATGCAAACGTATGTAGATGCTGGAGAGGCATTAATACAAGGATATCAATATCAAAATACAACACCGTTATTCTTAACACATGGTTTACCAGAGCCAACTTTAGACCGTATAGACCGCATTGTTTTACGGTTGGATAAACGGAACAACGCACGATTCATAAGATTGTTTGTAAAAGAAGGAGTATCAGCTGCAAACCCTGTACCTCCAAGCTTACAACGAGATCAATACGTTTTCGAAGTGTCTTTAGCACAGATTCGATTAACAAAAAATACATCAACGCTTGAACCATTAAAACTCATCGATGAACGAATGAAACAAGATGTATGTGGTATCGTTTATTCGCTTATTAGTGTACCGACTAGCGTGTTCCAACAGCAATGGGATTATTGGTTTAATAACAAGAAGCAAACGCTTGAGGATGATTTGGTAGCATGGCAAGTACAACAGAAAAATGAATTTGATGTATGGCAAGCTGAACAGGAACAAGAATTTTTAACATGGTTTGAGTCCATTAAAGATATTCTAAGTGGTGATGTAGCAGCTAATTTGGCAGCTAGAATAGCAAATTTAGAGAATGGGTTTGCTAACCATATAGCTGATATTTCACATATTAAATGGATAGAAACAGTAGGCGGTACTGCAAATGCTATAACTGCAACAATTGACGGTCTTACAAGCTATAAGAATGGTTTGGGTGTGTCGTTTCCTGTTAAATCAAACAGTACAGCAGCAATGTCATTAAACATAAATGGATTAGGTGCTATCCCTATCAAGAAAGCGAATGGCTCAGCGTTTAGTAATGGGAAAGCTAACGGAGTATATACAGTTCGTTATCGTGATACGGCTTTTATCTTACAGGGTGAAGGAGGTGTAGGAACAGCCAAACCCGAGGATGTTGTAAAAGATAAGACGTTTACGAATGATGAAGGTGAACAAGTCGGTACACTGAAAGTGTATAACAGTGGTGATAAAATACCAAACTCTAAAGTAACCGCTGGATGGAGGTCTCAATGGGTGCAATCGCCAGCAACATACGGAGGTTCTTACCGTCCAGCAGTTGATAAAGACGGGAATTTGTACATGATTAACGGTCCTGATAATCGTAATGGTTATACGACTACTTTGGTTAAGTATTCTAAAACCGGAACACTTATAAAGCAAGTAACTGTCGGTTCCGCAGGTAGTAACCAACCTAGTGGTCTGAATATTTCCCCAAATGGAAATCACTTAGCATTCACTACTGGTGGTATGCATAGCACTAATATTCAATTATATACTACAGATTTAACCTCCGTCAGAGCAATACCAATGGGAAATGGATATACACATGCTGGCAAGTCGGTCGCGGTTACTGACAAAGGGGATGTTTATATTATTCTTCGTAAATATAATAGCGAGAGTGCAGACGGAAATGAATTAAAGAAATACGCCAATGCTGGATACCAAATGTGGGTGAAATTGTTCGACCGTGAGACGCTTGTCGATGTGATTCTATTATCAGACGGAAATGTTGCAGTCGCTACTGATTATGGTGGAATGAAAGTCCATAAAATAACTGGAACCGATTCGTCAAATCCTTTGACAATGTGGTCTTATTTAACTCACGCCAATGCAACTAATATGGGTAATATTGTTGAAATGACTAATGGGGATGTAGCAGTGTCATACGCCCTTGGTACAGGTGATGGTAGAAGAGTCTGTTATGTTCAAGCGATTATGACGAACGGAACAGCACGTCCTGGATCATATATATCACTTGGGGGACGACTTGGTACACAGTATATGGGTGTGGCTATTATATGTAGCGATGGCAATGGAGGTTTATATTTCGGATTTTCCGGAGGGAGTTTTTATTGGGGGACGATGCAAAATGTTACTTTAGGCAGTCCTGTTAAATTTCTTATATACGGTAGACTACTCGCTGGGAATTTGGATTTGGGATGGTGTCATATCTATACGCAAAATGAGTATGCATATTCTGACTCAATTAGCGCGATAATATACGACCCACTAACCGACAGCGTCATTTCAACACATTCAGATGGACCGTACGGAACCGGAACTATTAGAAAATGGGATTGGTTTGTATCCCTAAAATAAGGAGGAAATATTAAATGATTTTTTTTTTGGACACAAGAAGTATCGGCAGGGAAAGCATTAGTGGTGGGTACAAACTATATACCATTCGACCCAGTGTATGGGCTTAAAGATGAAGATGGTAATTTAATGTCAAAAGAAGCTATTGAAAAATTGGGTGGGGTATTCGTAGACTTTGAACTTAAGCCAGAACCTAACGATATGTTAGCAACGCATTTCGTTAACCCACAAACTGGAGAACAGTGGTACGAATACGAAGAAAGACCGAAGACTGAAATGGAATTAATGAAAGAAGAAAACGAAGCATTAAAAAAATCTCAAGCTGATCAGGATGAACTACTTATGCAATTAATGCTAACAACAGGAGGTAATTAATTTGAGTGTTGTATACAATCTATTCTTACGCAACTGGTGTAATTGCAGAGCAACAGAGGAACAAATTGATTTAGCTGTTACAAAAGAATTAATAACCGAAGAAGAGGCTACCAAAATTAAAGCTACTGAACAGAATAACGAAAACAAGTAGACGCAGCATAAGCTAGCGTTATTTTTTATGGAAATAGCAGGGAAACCATATCTTATATCGAATATAAGATACAAAGGGGGGAATCTTTATGTACGTTATTAAAAGTGAGTTTTGTGAAAAATTACTAAAACTTTCCGTCGAGGGCTATCCAAAACGAAATGTTATAAAAGAGTATATGAATAGAAATAGAAAAGTACAAGAAAATACAGTTCGAGCTTTAGCCGCTCTTTTAAATCAAGATGATTGGGAAAAACTTGTTTATACTGCTAAATAAAAACTAATTTAAAGTAGTTTTTCTATTGTTCATAGTCACATATTTTTCAGTGACGACACAGCATAAGCCAGCGTTATTTTTTGTATTAAAATAAAGGTAATGTATCCTTTACCGTCGAATTTCATCAGACGATAAGGAGGTAGTATATGGATAATTGGTTATCATCGAAAAAAGTTGAAATATACGAATCAGAATTACAACGATACAAACTTATAGAAAGAAACTACAGTCGTATTGATAATGATTTAACAGAGTATATGGGATTTTTAGATGAATATTTACGTAGTGACAAATGGTTATTGAAGTATAATAAGAAAGATTTGGTAACGAAAATTCACGAGCAACGCTATGTAATACGTAAACTTATAAATGAATTGGAGCCATCAAAAAGAGAGGAATTTATCAATCGATTAAAACTGATTGAAGATGGTGATCAAATATAGAAATAGCACTCTCATTTGAGAGTGCTTTTATTATGCAAAAGTAGGTGACCACATGCAAAATATCCCTTTAAGAATTATTGACGATGAATTTAATTTACTTGGCGAGGTTGACCGATATACATCAGCTCAAATTGGCATTTCATGGTCAGGTATTGGAGAGCTAGAGCTTCAAATCAATCGCTACCTACAACATGCTGACAAATTGATTAAAGGTAATATCATCTTCCCTTACAATCAATTAGACCAAGCTTACATCATCAGGCATCGAGAAATTGAGTTAGATGAAAACGGCAAGCAAACAGAGAACTGGAGCATTAAAGCCTTGTCTCTAAAAACATTCACGTCTCAGCGCCTTATCTATCCGGCAGCAGGCAAGACTCATGAAAGTGTGACAGGGAATGTAGAAACAGTAATGCGACATTTTGTGAACACACAGATGATTAATCCTAGTGATCCTGCTCGTATCTTTCCGCGATTAGTGCTAGGTGCTAACCAAAATAAAGGTCCAGTCATTGAAGAAAACTCAAGGTATGACTCATTAAGTGAAAAGCTCACCGAACTATCAGAGCTTCATGGATTAGGTTGGAACATTGAGCTTGATCTGAAAAATAAACGTTTTGTATTCGTTGTGAAAGAAGGAAGAAACTTAGTAGCCAATCAAACGGGGCTGCCACAAGCTATTTTCTCGACTGAGTTTGAAACCATTGAATCCCTCGAATACACTGAGAGTGATTTGGATTATAAGAACTTTGCAGTCGTAGCAGGTCAGGGTGAAGGCATAGAGCGCAGAATTATTTCGATTGGTGACGCTGTAGGTGCTGACCGTTATGAAATGTTTGTGGATGCCAGAGATGTTTCAGAGGAAGATGATGAAGGAAATCCACGTCCGGTTGAAAAGGTTGTAGCTGATTTAAACAAGCGTGGGAACGAAAAGTTGTCAGAGCATGCTCAAGAGATTTATTTAGGCGGCCAGATACTTACTACATCAAGATTGATTTACGGTAAAGATTTCAGCGTAGGTGATGTGGTTACCGTTCGTGATAAAGGGTGGGGCGTTACGATGGACACTAGGATAACTGCTGTAAAAGAAATTTATGAATACGGCAAGCGAAAGATAGAGGTCGTGTTTGATAATGATAAGCCTACCTTCATAAGTAAGATGAGACGAGAGATTGATGCATTCAAATATGAATTAAAGAAGTAGACGTAGCATAAGCTAGCGTTATTTTTATGCTATGAGAGCAATCGAGACGGGCAATAGTACATTGTACTGAATCTCGATGCTTCTCATGGCTTTTTATTTTAAATAGGGCAAAGGATTGGTGATGGCATGGGCGAGGAATTAGTCAGAAATATTTATGAACGACTCGGAGGTATTGAGGCAAAAATTGATGATATTAGAGATATTCGTATAACAGCAGATAACGCTAAAGACATTGCAGAGGAAGCGTTAGCGAGTACTAAAAGTGCGCACCATCGATTAAATAAAATCGATAAAATCGTTTGGTGGGTATCTACAACTATTATCGGTGCAGTTATTTTAGGATTGTTAGCAATCGTTATTAAAACAAACTAGGGGGATATTAATATGGATTTTTTATATGATTACATTATCGAACAGGCGCTAATTGTAGTGCCTGTTTTATTAGTTATTGGGCAAATTTTAAAGAGTACACCCAAAATGAAAGATTGGTTAATTCCGTATATTTTATTGGTATTAGGAATTACTTTTACAATTGGCATTATGGGAATTAATATGCAAGCTATTGTCCAAGGCGTATTAGTAAGTGGTGCTGCTGTATTTGCTAATCAATTATACAAACAATACTCAAGTAAAGTTGGTGATGGTAAATGACATCTGTTACAACTACATGTCGCGATTTAAGCGAATTAACAGCAGCCGCACAAACAGCGTGCCGATTACTCTTTCAAGAGTGCTACAAGGCAGGCATAGACTTTATATTCATCACAGAAACATACCGTAGCCAAGCGCGTCAAAACTATTTGTATGAACAAGGTCGAACAAGACCCGGCCAAGTAGTCACTTGGACACGAAATAGTAATCATACATCACGTAGAGCCTGGGATATTGCTGTTGCGCCTCCAAGAAATTTATATGATATTTCAACTTTATCAAAGGTAGGTGCAATTGCTAAAAAACTAGGTGTTGACTGGGGTGGTTACTGGCAAGCAGGAAATTATGATGCTCCACACTTCGAGATTTCTTCAAATTGGGTTATGCCAAAAGGGTACAAGCTAGAAGGACAAGTAATTGTACCATCTAATAGCAAGATGAAGGTACAACTAATCGTTAAAGATAAACCAAAGGAAAAGGATGATGAAACAATGAGATTTACCAACCCAACAACTGAAAATGCTGTACGCGACTACCTTAAACAGGCAGTAGATAAAGGGAAAATAGATAAATCGTGGATCGAGAAGTTTGATCAAGGTACGATGACAAGTGGAGATTTCGAAGGATTAAAAATTATTATTTCACAGAGATAAAATTTAATTGCTTCTCCTAAATAGCCTGATGACCATGTGTTAACAAAACATGGTCATTTTTTGGTTATATATGCATATTAAAAATATGAAAACTAAGGAAATAGTGGTATTATAATAAGCAAAGAAAAGGATACATTCATAGAATGTATCCTAGTGTGTTGCTATAGAAAAAACCTTAAAGTAATAATATCATAATTGTGTTGATTTGTCGATTCTATAGCCGCCTTTTAGAAGAAGAAAGGTAGGATAATATGGCAAAATATATTAATATTCAAAAGTCTTATTTAAACAAATTTGCTAAATTAAACAAAGTTGTTTATAGAGGAAAATCTTCTGAAGAAATTGAAGAGAAATTAATTGAATTAGGGAAAGAAAGTGATCTCGTTTATTTAGACGAACAATTTAAATTTCCAACTAAATATTTGTCTATATGCCAAGCAGAATCGAACTTTCCTGATAAATCTAAAACACCCGAAAAATTTATCAGTACACTAATTAAAGAAGGACTTATTTTAAGTTCTCAAGTCAATACTGAATGGCAACCTTCCTTGGCTGAACATATCAAAATATGTGCAATTAGACATGAAGGTAGTGTCGTTTATCTAAAATTAGTAGAGGAACGAGTTAACACTAGAAAAGCAGGGTATAACTCGATTACTAGTTCATATGCATTTCAAACTTCAGTGGTGATACATTTTGGACCTGAAGAATTAATTGAACTCCGTTGCGCACCAAGAGATGCAAATAAATATATCGAATATATTATGAAATTAATGGGTTTCGCAACACCATATAAATTTTTTATGGTACCTAAATTAACAAGATCCACAGCAGAACAGTTATGTAACTTACTATCTGCCGGAATTGCTTCAAAACAAATTTCATTACCCTCAACAGTTGGGAGCTTGAAATTTAATGCCAAAAAGAGTATAAATTTAGATAACGATGAGCAATATAAAATCATTACAACTGCTATCGAGAATACAGGTCTCCCAACAGATGACACAATGGATATACAATGCTTTTATTCATACACTGATCAGAAGACCAATATAGTAATAGAAGTAAAATTTGAAGTTAACATTAAGTTAAGCTATTTTAAATTTACCTCGGCAGTACCAGAAGTTGTTGTTGATCATGTTCTTGATACTTTGGTAATAGTTAATAATGGTGGTTCATTAACTTCAACTGAACAACAAATTTCATAAGTCAAATCAAAGGAGGGGATTTTGAATGAGTTTATCGTATTTAGAAATAAATGAAATTTTGAGCCGATGGGCATCAAAATCTCCACCTGTAATTGATTTTACTGTTGAAAATTTACTTTATGCTCTTAATTTAGATGATAGCTATTACGAAAAAGTATTTAATTATTTAATGAGCAAAAATGGTTTCGAGATAATAGCAAAAAAAATTTTACTTTGTCCTAATAATCATAAATGTGATGAATTCTTACTAAACGAACCTATAGAAGAAGATTATTTTGATTGTTATTCTTGTGATGAAAATGATTTTGAACCTGAAAATTTTTTATTAGCATTTTCATTTACAAATGATTTTATAAAAGATGCTTTAAAAAAAAAGAACCAAATAATTCAGATGAACCAAGAATATTTAATGGTTTAGATAATAATAAGACCATAGTTGATTTAATTAGAATGGGATTATTAAAAGATGAAGGGAGCTCAGTATTTATTATGGTAAATAATGACAATAGGAAGTTTACAGTGAATGGTTCACCAAACTCTGCAATTAGTTTAGGAGATAACTCTACTAACATAGTAAATAACAACAATAATGGGGTATCAGAAGACTTATTAATGCAATTATTTAAAGAAATTGATGCTTCTGAATTAAAAAGTGATGAAAAAAGTGAATTGAAAGAATTAGTAGAAGCTGCTCAAGGTGCAAGTGAAGCTGAGAATCCTAAAAAATCAGTAATTAGAAGCATGTTAGATGCATCAAAAGGTATCATAGATACAGTAACTAACTCACCGGCTTTAATCGAAGCATATACTAAATGGGTTAGTTTCTTACAAAACCCTCCAACACTTTAATTAGAATTGTAAGATACAAAATAGACCAAGACAGCTACATGCCGTCTTGGTCTATTTTCATTTCATTCAATATCTGTTTACGTTCTAAAATCAACTCCATAAACTCGTCTAAATCTTCCTCTAAAGCGTGGTTTTTAATAAAGCTGCGTGCTCCAGATCGTGCGCTAAGGTATTTAGCACGTTCTTTATTCTTCGCTTGCCAACGCTTATTCGCCTCAGTCTGCGGATTCTTCTTCATTAAATCCTCCTTTTTAATATACTACGATGATTTGTAAAAGGAAGTACCTTAATTTTTTCCACATTTTACATTTGATAAAAAACAAACATTTGTTCTATTATATATACAAACAAGTGTTCTTGTGTAAAGTAATGAAAAGGAACATTTCACGTATTGGGAGGAAACCACGATGAGAGAACAATTGATTAAAGCTATGCAGCGTAATCAATTAGTAAACATGATGTATGTATCTAAAAATGGGTCTGTAACTAAAAGGCGGGTAAAAGTTACTAAAATCGTTGGTGATTCATTTCAAGCATTCTGCTTTACAAGACATGCGAAGCGTACTTTTTTAATCAGTAATGTTCTTGCGGTTATTCCTTTAGTTAACAGGGAGCGTGGTGTCGTATGAACTATGATGGCATGCCAGATAGACCTATCATTTGCATCGATATGAAAAGTTTCTATGCCAGCTGTATCGCCATGCTCGAAGGGTTAGACATTTTAAAAGACCCAATAGCAGTCGTTGGTAACTTTAATCAACCTGGTAGTGTAGTACTTGCAGCATCCCCAGTAATGAAAGAACAATTCAAAATAAAAACAGGCAACAGACGTTACGAAATACCGAAGCATCCTGATATTAAGTTGTTTGAGCCTAAAATGAGTTTCTTTATTCAAATGTCGATGACCATCACACAACTAATCGCTAATTATGTACCTGTGGATGCCATACATGTGTACAGCATAGACGAGAGCTTTGTTGATCTAACTGGCACTGAAAAACTTTGGGGCACAGCTGAGGAAACAGCAAAGGAAATACAGCAAGCCATACTTGACCAATTTAATGTACCTAGCGCTGTAGGTATGGGACCAAATATGTTGATGGCCAAATTAGCGCTCGATATTGAGGCAAAGAAAACTGGATTTGCTAAATGGAAATATGAAGATATTCCCCAGAAACTTTGGCCTGTTCGACCCCTTTCTAAAATGTGGGGAATCGGTAAGCAGATGGAGGCCAAGTTAAATGCAATGGGAATATTAACAGTTGGTGGATTAGCAAATGCGAATTTGGATGAATTAGAAAAGCGATTTGGCGTAATGGGTAATCAACTCTATTACCATGCATGGGGAATAGATCTATCCAAATTAGGGGAGCCATTAATAGCAAACGGAGCGTTAAGTTTTGGGAAGGGCCAAATGTTGATGAGGGATTATCATACACGCAAAGAAATCTCTGTAGTGCTCCTCGAAATGTGCGAAGATGTCATGAAACGTGCGAGGGATGCTGGATTTGTTGGACGCACTATCAGCTTGGGTCTATCGTACAGTCATAATGCGATGACTAAAGGGTTTCATCGCTCAAGGACTATCTCAAATCCGACAAATGAAACGATGGTCATGTATCAAACTTGTTTGGCTTTGTTAGATGAACATTTCGCTGGAGAGCCAGCACGTCAATTATCTGTCCGTATATCCAACTTAGATCGGGAGCAAAGTATCCAATTGGACTTATTTGATGACCGAAAACCGCAACGACAGCTGATTGGTCCTACCATGGACGCAATACGCAATCGATTTGGCGCAACAGCTTTACTACGAGCCGTCTCATACACACATGCTGGTACAGCTATCAGCCGCGATCGATTAGTTGGTGGGCATTTAGCATAGGAGTGGTTTATATGATTAAAGCAGATGAGAGGCAATTACTACACAAATATCTTTTGTTGGAATTAGCGATTAATTCATTGCAGATTGACTATTGCAAATTGGAGCAGTTTAAAATGAAAACGGTATTTCTTCCAATGATGGATTCATTACTAAAGACATTGCGTCATGAGTATTTTGAACTCAAAAGACAACTAGGGCAACAACGTATCCGAGTAGTAGGTTTGGACTAATGTAGACGAATATTTCAGTGACGTACAGGTGGGGATGATGTAGTACTTCGGTATGCTAATATGGCTTTGAAAACAAAGGTGGAGCAGCTATTGATTAATTATATGAATGAGAAAATTTCTAAAGGTTAAAATGTAATGGAATATTTCAGCCTGGTTTCGCAAATATTTAAGTGGATGAAAAGGAGGATATTATGCCAATTATTCCAGATAATCTAGGTGTTCACCCATATATGCAAGCTGTTTCAGCGTTTACTGAATTAATTTTTCAGTTGTCTGGTTTATATCGTAAGTCAGAAGGCAATGAAATAAACGGACAAGATCACATAAACATTATTTCTTTGATAACGTCTGAAATGGATAAAATACTAACTAATGAATTATACGATATTTTTTATACACAGTATAAAGGTACTCTTATAGGGTTAAATATCCGTTACAAGGAATATAAAGGGACTCCTGAAGAACAGGAGTGGCTGAACAATATTATAGAAGATTCTGCTGATTTACTTGGTTTAGTTAAACAACAATTTGAAACAGAACTACAAAGGGAACACCAACACACAATTATAACTTTGGGGCTTTACACTGAAGTATGTATATTTCGTGCAACTGTCATGTCGGCGAGAAAATACAATTATCAAATAAATAGAGATGTGGAAGTAAAGGATATGCTTCAAGAATGCAAGGAGAAACTAGATATTGTAATTGAAAAATCTAAACGGATATATGACAACAAAAAAATCATAGCGGATACTTGCGAAGAACCTCCACCTGACCCTGGCAGATTAATCCTTTTTTCTTGTTATATTTATGAACACAGTGTTAGGGAGGTGTGGAAAATAATTTCAGATTTAGAAAAGCAAAAATCAGCTTTACAATCAGCCATTTCAATTATACTTCTATAAAGTAAATATGACTATTTCGTAAATTTAGTTATGTATTTGTAGAGGAAATAAAAAGATGAGGGGCCCTCCTTGAATTATAGAAGCCTTTGAAATCCAGATAGAAAAATATTTTTTACGCTATAAAAACAAATAACTAGGCGCTCGAATGAGTACCTGGTTATTTGTTTTGCTTATATAGAGTTTTGATAGATATTTACTGGAATAATTATGTATATTTTACAGAGTTTTAAACATCGTGGAAAGTCTATTATTAAGATGTACCAATTAAACAACACAAGGAGGAAATTATTTATGGCAATTAATAAAGGAAATACTGATTTTAATTTAAGTGTTTCACAAACAGGGGATAAGAGTTTAAAAGTATCATGGAGTCGTAGTGGTGGTATTGGTTATAATGGTCGTATTGACATCCAACGTCCTGGAGATGGTCAAATTGTTTATTCTAAGACATATAACCAAGATGTTAAAAAGGGATCTTTCACATTTGAAGTTCCGTACTTCGGCGAATATAAAGTTCATATTAAGTCTAACAATGGCCAAACGTATGACTTCACTTATCGAAACGTATTCTTAAAAGCTGAAAAGGTAAAGAAATTCACATACAAAGCAGCGGATGTTAGGAAACATGAAGAGGGTGGCCTATTACAATTAGGAGTACTTACAGCTATTGGAATGTATGCTGCAACGTTAGGTTCAGTTCTTTCAATATTTTTTGGTACAACACAAGCTACATCAACAAAATTCACATTCCCTAAACCACGAGTAGGAGATACTATGACGACTACTTATACACCTGTTATCGGAGGAGTACAAACAGTAGTTAAGTTTGTCCAAAAACCGTATAAAGATAAAAATGGTAATTCATTTAGTGGTGGTACTTACACATCAGCACCGACAGTTGCTAAATATATCACTTATCCTAAATAAATAAAAGTAAAGCACTTAATGATTAGTTAAGTGCTTTTGCTTTTTTTAATCGATAAAAATTGAATGCAATGTCAATAATCAAAATTATATAAAGTACACTAGATACATTTAAAATTAATGAAGGTAGAGGTAATATTACATCTCTAATTAATATTAACCAAATAGTTGTTGATATTAAAACAATTGAATCCAACAAAATAACCATAAAATGTTTGTGTTCTTTAAAAATAAAATTGAATACAGTTAACCTTACTAAAATCGGTGTCGTTAAGAAAAATGAATAGATCTGTGTAATTTGTTCTGGGGTCACATTATCTCTCCCTTAAATGTAAAAATTTGAAAATAATATTAAGTATACAGTATAATAAAGTTGAGTAAAAGAGAACTTATGTTCTTGTGGGGGTGGTTTGCATGGAGTATGTAGAGTTATCTAAATCAATAATGGAATTGGGCTTTCCAGTTGTTGTTGCTACATTTTTACTTGTTAAATTGGACAAGAGTATGAAAAACATAGAAATGGCTATTGTTAATTTAACAAATGAACTTAAGAACTCAAGATCCAGGAATAATGGCTAAACAGAGGCTATAAGAAAAAGGGCAAACATATAGGGCAAGGGGACAATTGATATGAAAAAGAACGCTCGCGAAGTTGATAAATTAGTAGAAGAACATTTAAAAATGTACCCTTATATTAGTAAAGAAAGAGTAGGGGAATTGACTATAGATCAAAGAATAGCAATATGTATTAGTGAATTGTTAAGCATATTGCCAGAAAAAGAAGTTACATTTATAAACTTTAGGTACATAAATGGATGGACAATAGTTAAGGTAGCCCAAGAAATGAATTACAGCCAGCAGATGATTTATGTTATTCGTAAAAAAGTGTTGATGAAAATCTATCTTGGGATAAGCCATTTACTTCATAACGAGGAGAAGTGTAATATGAAACAATGTTAGTCATAGAGTTTGTAAAAGAATCAATTTGCCTATTTGGCTATTTTTTTATCGTCATAAAAGAACGTATGTTCTTTTTGTTTGGGGTGTTTTGTTTTTATTAATATATGAAAAAATTTAAATTTATGGTAGTAATCAGTTTGTTATTTATGTTAATATGTAATTGTAAATAGATTCAATTTAATTTTAATTACAATTAATTAAATAACAAAGGCATGAGGAAAACCCTCATAGCTAATGTCTCAGTTGGAAGCACCAACGAGATCGTCTGATTATTATTTAGTAATAATCAACGTTTTCGTTTGGTGCTTTTTTGGTTAAATACTGCCTCCATTAAGGAAGCAGTTAACATTAAATGTATATTCAGAACAGAATACTGATAGGAGTGATTAAAAAAATACAAAATGGTAGGTATTATTAAAAAGTTCCTCACAAGAAGGAATAAGCTATTCATCATCCTAATAATCGAAAATGGTGAATATTAAAAGTGGATGTTCTGAATTTTAATAAGAGAATTTATGATTCCTCGTCAAAAGGATCAGTATCTTTAAAGCCTTTAAATTTATGTGAAGATATATTACGGCTCAATAGTTCATTTGATAACTCTGAGATAGTGCTATTAAATTTAGAATGGAATTTAATTATATCTGTAGGGTTAGAAAGGTCATATTCATTACCCAATTCATTCCTAAGCCATCCCATGTCAAACCAGTTGATACTACAAATGATGTCTTCGATAATTAGTAACTTATCAAGTTCATCATCTCGAATTTGCCTGTTTAACAATAAATATAGTGCGTCTATAGAGTTAACTATTGATTTTCTATACTCTTTTGGAATTGTCTTAATCTTTTCGGCTAGATGATTAACATCATCAAAAAACACACGCTCATCATATGTTCGTAAATCTGTTCTCGCTAATAACCAATCAATTGAAACATCGAAATGGTCTGCTAACTTCTCGAGTGTATCAAAGTCGGGTTGGCGTTCATCCCGTTCGTATTTACCAAGTGCAGAATAAGTGATGCCTGTTTGTTTCTCTAATTCACGTAGAGTTAGGTTGTTTTCGTTTCTCAATAGGCGTAATCGTTTTCCAAAAGCCATAAAAAATCGCCTCCTAAAAACATAATATCAATATTTTTTCCCAATGTGGGCAAATTCTGTTGACAGGGGACGAAATGGGATATATATTTATATTGTGGACAAAACGGGAACTAAAGGAGGTGAGTATATGTCAGTGGCACCAAAGGTAAATGTAGAGAAAATTACTTTAGAACGAGCTAATCAAGGTTTGAGTGCACATGAGTTATCACTAAAAGCTGGACTAAGTAAAAATGTAGTATCCAATATGGAGCGCGGGTATGTTAAACCTCGACTCCACACAATAGGGAAAATTGTTAATGCGCTTGGAAAAAAGTTAGAGGATTTTATTGAAAATTAAAGGAGGATTTAAATGAATCAATTAAAAGTAGTTTCATTTAATGGAGAGTTAGTAACCGATAGTCGAGAAGTAGCGAAAATGATTGGGAAACCACATGATCAATTAATGCGAAGTATCCGTACTTATATTGATTATATGGACTCTGCAAAAATGCAGAGTGCGAATTTCTTTATTCCATACACGTACAAAAATAGTCAAAATAAAGAAATGCCTTGTTATCTACTCACTCGTAAAGGTTGTGACATGGTAGCCAACAAAATGACTGGTGAAAAGGGTGTTCTATTTACGGCGATGTATGTTACTAGATTTGAAGAAATGGAGCAAATTCTAAATCATTCTTCACCTTTGACCAATAACGCTGTAGATTTTGAAAAACAACTCATTGGGGTAAAGTATGCTTCTGAAATCTTACGTGTGGACGAGCCATCGAAAATCAAAATGCTTGAAGCTGCACACACCCAGCACGGAGTGCCAACTAATCATTTGCCGATTTATGTAGTGGATGAAGAGTTGAAGAAACCAATTTCTGAGTTACTTAAGGAACATAATGTAGGGATAAGTGCAATTAAGGCAAATAAAATTCTCCTTACTGTTGGAATCCTTGAGATAAAACACCGTCCATCGTCAAAGGGTGGAACTAAAGAATTTAAATCTGTTACAGATAAGGGCAAGTATTATGGTTTAAATGCAATAAGCCCTCAAAATCCTAAAGAGACACAGCCGTTATATTACCCATCTAAGTTTAGTGAGTTAATTCCATTACTAACGGGCCAAGAGGTGTCATAA